AACGCTAGTGGGGCTGGGCTTCATGGCGACAAAGGCAAAGGCGGGGCCGGAGCTGTCAAAATGAAACGCGCGGACTACGAGCAACTAACGCCGATGAAAAAGGCAGAAGTTGGTGGCTCCGGCAAATTGCAATTTATCGACTAACGAGGCTCTAAGCTATGACTACCAATACCCTGACCAACCTTATCCCTGATATGTATCAGGAGCTTGACATTGTATCCCGCGAACTGACAGGTATGATTCCCGCTGTAACGCTGGCACCTTCTGCTGCGCGTGGCAAGATGAATCAGAATATCCAGATACCCATCTCTCCCGTTTCTAATGCTGCTGCTGACATCACTCCAGCAATGAGCATCCCCGCAGAAGCGGATCAGACGTTTACTCCCACCACCATGACTCTGGACAAGGCGCGTGCCGTTAAGTTCAGCTTTGACGGTGAGGAGGCTCGTGGTCTTAACACTGGCCCCGGATTTAGTTCTATACTGGGCGGTTCGTTTGCTCAGGCTGTGCGCACTTTAGTGAATGAAGTTGAAACCGATCTGTGCGCGCTCCAAGACAAGTTTTCCCGTGCATACGGAACTGCCGGCACTACCCCTTTCGCAACCGCCAGCGACTTTACCGATGCTTCCGAAGTGCTGCGAATCCTTAAAGATAACGGGTCGCCCACTGGTGATGCGCAGCTTGTTATCAATACTGCTGCTGGTGCTAAGTTCCTTGGTAAGCAGGCCGACGTGAACCGCATGGGCACCGATTCTATCCTGCGTCAAGGCGTATTCGCCACGACTGCCGGTATGGATATTCGGGAATCTGGCCAGATCGTTACCTCAACCGCCGGCGCAATGGCCAGTGCAACCACCAGTTCCGCTGCATTGACTGTCGGCCAGACTGTGTTGCCGCTTGCCACTGCCGGTACTGGCGTTGTGGCCGCTGGTGATGTGATTACGCTTGCCAACGATACCAACAAGTATGTCGTTACCAGCGTTTCATTCGCAGGCGCTAACCCGGCATCAGGCGATACTATCACTATTGCTGCTCCGGGTCTGCGAAAAGCGCAGGGCGTTGCCACGCGAGCAATCACGGTTATTGCTTCCGCTGCTCGTAACATGGCTTTCAGTCGTTCCGCTATCGTTTTGGCTACCCGTATGCCTGAGCGTCCTGCACAAGGCGACATGGCGATCGACGTTACCAGCATTACCGATCCGCGCTCCGGCCTGACCTTTGAGGTTTCCATGTATCCCGGCTATCGCAAGATGGTTTACGAAGTCGCGCTGGTATGGGGCAAGATCGTTGTTAAGCCCGAGCATACTGCACTTCTGCTGGGTTAATCCTCCTAATAAGCGGCCTCTTAACCGGGGCCGCTTCAGCACTACAACAAGCCGAAAAAATTCCATGCGAACACTGATTTTATCAATACTTCTGCTTGCGTGCTCTGTAGTTTCCGGGGCCGAGGTAGGCTCCAATTCCACAACATCCCCTCTTGCTAATGGCTCCAGCTATACCGGAGAATGGCAAACTGTTGGCGACTATAGCTCTCTGACCATAAAGGTTACATCGGATCAGGCTGGTATTTTACAGATTGATTTCAGTAATGACTGCATAACAGAGGCTAACGATTTAGATTTCGTTCTGGCCGCAAATATCCCAGACGTTCACCGTCTTGTAGTAACAAGCAATTGTTTCCGCGTTTATGTCCTGAATAACTCCGGGTCTGACCAAACAGTATTAACTATTGAATCAAGGCTCAGCGAAGCTGGCCCTATTACAACTCCCTTTTCTATAGACGTTCAGCAGGATTCTGACGCGCTCCCTGTCCGCAATTACAGCGAGCTTGAGATCATGGTCGGCGGTTATTCCGGCAACAATATCATCTCAAAATACGCAAGGAATCCCGACGTTGACGCGGCAGAAGATATATGGAACGGTGGCGGCGATTACACCGGATTCCCGACAACTAGCGCGGAAGAGTTTCAGGTTTTTTCAAGCAGCACGGCAGATACTGTGGCTGGCACTGGAGCGCAGACTGTACGGGTCTATTATTACAATTCTGATTATGAAATGGTTGATTCGTCGGGAAACTTTCTTTATTTCGATGTAACGCTAAACGGAACAACCGCTGTCAATTCCGGCATTACCGGAATCCGTATATGGCGCGCAAAGGTGCTCACGTCAGGAAGCGGGCAGGTTAACGCTGGCAATATCACTATCCGCTGGCGTACCACTACTGCGGCCATATTCGCCGTGATGCCAGCAACGTATGGCCAAACAGCTATTTCTAACTTCACCATTCCTTCTGGATATACCGGATACATAAAGCGATACAGCGCGTCTATGGACGACAATTCCACAAACCGGGCAGAGCTAGCCATTAAGGTGCGCGACTTTGGCTCCAATACATTCAGGCTCACTCGGTCTTTTGTTATAACTACTGATAACGATATAGAACGCGGTCTTTACGGCGGCATTGAGCTTTCTGAAAAAACAGATTTGGTATTTCGTGCAACATCAGTGCAGAACGCAAACGGAATTGTGTCGGTAAGTTACGAATTACATTTGGTGAAAAACTAATGGCCCTAATCATAGAAGACGGCTCTATTGTCGCCGGCGCTGACAGCTACGTCAGCCGCGCCGAATACATAGCGTATGCGCTCACTCAGGGCGTAACCATTCCAGATACTGATGCTACTGACGTAACCTTGCGCCAGTGCGCGGCGTTCATCGACGAGCACGAACCAACCCTTAAAGGCGACCGTAAAACCCGAGATCAGGCTATGGCATTCCCGCGCTATGGCGTTTATATAGACGGGTTCTGGTGGACAGATAGCGAGATTCCGCGGCAGGCGAGATACTGCCAGATGCAGTTAGCTTTGGACGTTTATGCTGGCGTTGATATTTACAATCTGCCCGCATCGGCATCGGTTCCGGTTAAGAGCGAGCGTGTAGAAGGTGCTGTGAGTGTTGAATATGCTGTAAGTAATCAAATGAAGACAAGCCGCAATAGCTCAAGCCGTGCGCTGTTGTCGCAATTGCTCGAGCGATCCGGGCTTTACTCCATTCCGATTATAAGGGCATAACATGGCCGCTTATGATTACGGCCCTATTGCAGAAACCGCGCTCCGGCTTATAACCCGGTTCGGCACTACCGCGATAGTCAAGAAAACTGAGGGCGGGTCAACTAATCCAGTAACCGGCGCTGTTACTGCCGGAATCAGCACTGAAACGACTGTGCGCATAATCGTGCAGCAGTTCAAGGCGAAAGACATAGACGGCACGCGGATAAAGCAGGGCGACCGGCTTTTCCTTATGCAGGGGACGATAACTGAGGCTTCTGACTGGTGGGAGTTCTTCTATGACTACCCCGGCACGCCTGAATTATCGGCTAAAATCCTGTTCCAGAATGAAGAATGGAACGTGATGGCTGTGGATAACGTAGCACCCAATGGCGAGTCAATCGTTGTCCGCGCACATGTGAGGCGGTAATGGCTAAGGTAAGCATTGCAGGCTGGGCAGCTAAGATAGGGCGATCAATGGACGAAACCGCCAGAGCGGTTAAGCTGGATTTGTTTACGGGCGTTATTGAGAACACTAGGGTAAGAGAGGGCAGGCTCAAAGGCAATTGGCAGACAAGCACTGGCACGCCAGTCAAGACCACTATTGAACGGCTAGACCCGGAAGGCACGGCGGCCATAAACGAAGCCGCCGCGAACGTAACCGGCGATGGAGTGGACTATATGACTAACAACCTGCCTTATGCAGCCGTATGGGAGGAGCGCGATGCGATGATAAAGCGCAACGTGCTCAGGATTAAGACTACTTTGGACAAATACCGTGTCAATTAAGATAGATCAGGCTTTCGTTAGCGCATTCAGCACCGAGTTTGGCTCGGCGATCGAGATTGCATACGAGAATGCGAATCCGCCTTATGTTCCGCAGGCACAGACCCCGTTTGCTGCTATCAAGATGCAGCCAAACCCCGTAGAGGCGCGAGCGCTGGCCAGATTCAACCAGACAAGCGGTATATTTCAGGTAATTCTTTACTATCCGGTTGATGCTGGCGACTTTGCGGCTAAATCAATGGCGCAGGATATAACAGACTTTTTTAGTATTGGAACGCACGTTACTTATGGCGGACAATCTGCTACAATACTCGAAACCAGAAGACAACCCGGAATTGCCGAGGATGGATGGTACAAACTGGTTCTGTCAATTTACTACTACGCAATAACAGAGAGGTGATACCATGCCAGCAGCAGCGGGTGTAGGTGCAGGATGTACGGTGGCTTTTTCGGCAACATTGCCGACCACTTTTGATACGAATATCAGCACGGGCTACCCGAGCTTGACGTTTACTGAGGCCGCGAATGTGACGAATTACGTCCCCGGCGGCAAGGCATGGTCTGAAGCGCTGAGCCAGCCTATCTCTCAGGATTATCCGAACGTATACAAAGCCGTTTATGACTTTGGCTCTGATTCGATTACCTTTGATGAAGACTCAGACGACGCTGGTCAGGTTATTTTGCAGGCAAACCTTGCTGTCAAAACTGATCTGGCTGTTGAAGTGACGTGGGACGATGGCGAAGTTCACTATTACACTGGCAAAGTAATGTCTATGCCTGTTCAAGGTGTGACTGCTGCCGGTGTCGTTATGCGCACGGCTTCATTCCGCCGCACCAGTGACGTGGTGGTCGATTAATGAGCATCTTTGACCTTGATTTAGACAAGCTGGCCAGCGAAGGGGTGGATGTTGAAATCGTTCACCCTGTAACTGGTGAGCGCACGGGGGAGGTCTTTGTCATTGCTGGCCGTGATTCTAGCCTATGGAAAGCGAACGCCGACAAGGTGCGCGCTGACATAAAAGCGGAAGGCAAGAAGGTGGAGGATTGCATTGATGAGATAATCATGCGAACCGCCGCTCTGTCTACCCTTCGCTGGCCGGAATCCGCCTCCATGGATGGAAAGCCACTGCCCTGCACGCCTGAAAACGCGCTGATGCTGTACAAGCGGCCAAACGGTATCTGGGAACAGATATATCCCGCCGTTATCGACCGAGCAAGCCTTAAAAAAAAGCTCTTGAAGAGCTAGAGCTATACGTTAAACAGATAGCATGGCTCAATACTTCGGATAATGGCATGACGTTCCCTAGAAAGAACGTCTGCCAGAATCCGGACTTGCCAGATACCGGCGAATACAGTCAGCTTGTTAGCGTTATGTTTCGCTCTATGCCCCAGTCATGGGCAGACCTTGAAAGTTTTGCGCGCCTTTGCGGATTAACTCTCGATCCTTGGGAGGCTGAAGCTGTAATGAAGCTGGCCGGAACTTATCGGGCAGCACTATCCGAATACAACGGGCAATCACTACCGCCCCCCTACATGGTGTCCGGTTCCTCAATGCAAACTAATCTAATGAAATTCAAAAAAAGCATGAGCAAGGTATAAGCCGTGGATTATGCTACCCTTGAATTACGCGCTGACAGCCGGGAAGTAAGGACTGCCACTTCAGACCTCAAGCAGTTTGAGAAAGCTGGTGGCGGCGCTGAGAAGGCTACCACAGGACTGGCTGCCAGCACGAAGCTGCTTTCAGGCGCTATTGCTGCTGTAGGGTTATCAAATCTAGCCGGCAATCTGCTGTCTACGCTAAACCAGACCGAAAAAATGAAAGGCTCTCTGCAAACCATGACAGGTTCTGTGGATAACGCCTCTGCTGCTTTCGACAAGCTGACCAAGTTTGCCGAAAAAACGCCATTCACTCTTGACCAGTCGGTCAATGCCTTCATAAAACTCAAAGCCCTTGGACTTGATCCGTCCGAGCGCGCTCTCATGTCTTACGGAAACACAGCCGCCGCAATGGGCAAAGACATGATGCAGATGATTGAGGCGGTTGCTGATGCCTCAACCGGCGAGTTTGAGCGTCTTAAAGAATTTGGTATTAAGGCGAAAAAAGAGGGTGATAATGTTAGCCTTGTGTTTCAGGGTGTCACCACCACGATCCGCAATGACTCTGAATCAATACAAGAATACCTGCTGAACATAGGAGAGACGAAGTTTGGTGACGCAATGGCAAACCAGATGGAGCGCTTGCCGGGTCTATTATCAAACCTTGAGGATTCGGTTGACGGGCTCTTTCGCAAGATTGGGGATTCTGGTGCTACTGATGCGTTTGGGTCTGCTATCAAAGCCGCTTCAGGTGCGGTTCAGACTATTACGGAACACACCGATGACCTAGCAGCCGCAATTGGTATTGCGTCAATCGCGGTTAGCGCCAAATTTGTTCCATCAGTCGTACTTTCTGCGGCATCACTCAAATCCTATTTTGTTGCTACCGAAACAGCCACAGTCGCCACAAACTTTCTTGGACAGCGTACCGTCACCGCAACAATTGCACAAAGTGGATTTGCTGCATCGCTTTCCGCAACCAGAGCGGCACTATATGCCATGGCTGGGCCGCTTGGGATAGGGGCTGTGCTTGGTGGAGCGTACCTATTAGTTCAGGCAGCCAAAGACCAAGCCGCAGCAATTGACGGAGTGACAGTTGCGCTTGATAAGCAGCTTTCGACTATGACTGAATTGTCAGAAGTTGAACTGGCGCGATCAATCCAGAAAACCCGCGAGCATATTGACGCGCTAAAACAACGATCTGTTGAGCTTGGCATTGTAGAAAAGGCCGGCGGTCGCGTTACTGATGAGTTGCGCAGAAACAACCTAGAGATTGCAGCAAACGAGGATAATCTTGGCTCCCTTGTTTCGCAGTTGCGCAGGGTGCAGGATGGCTGGAAAAAAGGCGGGGAAAGTCTTGGGCAGCTTACAGAATCTGTTGATGATAATGCCGGTGCTGTTGAGTTCCTGAATTCCGTATATGCGAATTCGGCAGGCGCTATCGGCATAACAGCGGATCAGTATTTAAGGCTGATGGGCGTATCAGATGCTGTAACGCCTAAACTGGTGGCCAACGTCACAGACCTTGATGCAGTATTAAACCAGACAGGCAACACCATTGCAGCGGTTGGCGATACTTCCAAAGTTACAAGCGACGCTATGCAGCGCGAATTCGAAAGCACCCGCGACTATTTCGCCGATACTTTCGTAACCGGCATGAAAAGCGGCTGGGGTGGAATGCTTGAGAGTCTTGAAGACTCTCTGAAAGCCAGCCTGATGCGGATGGCGGCACAGATTGCTGCCTCTGGATTGCTTAAAGCGTTTGGTATGTCTGGGG